GAAACACGGAAAGAAACGACACGCAAGGAAACTAAATCATCAAAAGAACCATGAAGGGAAGAATCACGAAGAAAATCAGAAACATCATAATCAATCCCATCACGAACAACAAAAGCACGATGAATAGTGCTTGTGCCATAAAGCAGCTTAGAAAGAAAAGAACGAACAGACATAAAAAAAACCTCATTCAAAGGCGGATACCGCCGCGATAATTGACGACACCAAGGTTAATGTCTTTAGTGCGAGAAGCAGTGCGAGCAAAATAACGACGATCAGAACGACGACGAACACGAAACCTATTCAAAACATCACCTCCCTAAATTTTATTTTTCTTTAAACAAGATAAAGAACGATTTAAAGAGTTTTCCTTCACCTCCAAATAGTCAACTAAACCGAGATCAGTTTGTTGAAGTTCAAGGAGCTGACGATCATCAGCATAACGCTTCCTTGACTTGACAATTGAATTATACCACTCTTCACCAAAAAGTAAAGAACCTTTTTTTAAAAGAAATTTTGGAGTAGTACATTTAGCGCGGTGAACATCACCAAGATAATGAAAATAATCATCATGTGCATCGGGATGATCCTCCCAAAAAAAACCGGCAAGGCCAGGACGACGCGACATAGTAGAAAATTCGGGCTCAATATTATGCTCAGCATAAAAAATAGCATTTTTTCCAGTCTGCTTTTTCATACAATAACGAGCAACATAAGCACAAGTTCGCCAAGAAACATTTGCAAGGGAACACTGACCAAGTTTCCATAAACTTTCAGAAAGAAAATCAGAAACATAAACAGGATCACCAAAATCATTGGAAAAAAACAAACGAGAATCGGGAAAATCTTGAAGGGAAAGACCAAAAACAATTAAATGATAATGAGGACGAGCAGTTTTATCACCATACTCGCCAGCACAAAAAAAACGAATAACTTTATCTTTAAAATAAAAGCGCAGCCGCTTTAAAAAAAGTTGAGAATCATGCTTGCATAGAGAATAAATAGGAATATCATTCTCAGTGACCATTCCAAGAGGAACATTATCCGGGGAGTAAGTAAGCGTAAGAAAAACAGCCGTTTTAGAGTGATCAAGTTCAAGCATCATCCGGTCAGCCCACTGACGTGAATAATCAAGACGGCAACCACGACACTGACCACAAGGAATACAAACATCAGTAGGATCAGCACGCTCACCAGTCCATCGACCTGGTAAAATCTTCATTTTCTTCTCAATCGGATCATAACGACCAACCATAGGATGATAACAAGGCATCAAATTTCCTCCTTCGCTGTCAGTCAGCACAGTTGACATCAAGTAAGGCACTGTGCTGACTATCTCCAACGGCTATGCAAAACGCTTCGCGTTTAACACAGCCAATGGAGGAAAGAACGCTATGCAAAACGCTCCGCGTTTAACACAGCGTTCTTTTACTACTAAAGAAACGTTCTTTCTTTCTATCTACTTTTTAAGTACAGAATCAAGAGCTTGCAAACCAGCTTTAGCGCCGTAATAAACAGACGCAGAAAGCTGAAAATTCTTGGTTGCTGCCATCGTGGCAGCCGAGGCCAGAGCAGCGGCAGCCGACTGTATATTACCGTTATGGAGCAAAGAACGAAATGAAAAATCATTGCTTCGCACGGATGAAGCGGAAGAACCATGACCGCCGGAAGAGCCATAACCGGAAAGACCGGCGGAAGCAGTAGAAGCAGCGCCAACATTGCCAAGCGCAAGAACAGGATTAAGACCGGCAGATTTCAGATCGGCAACACGGCGCTGAATAGCTGTATTGTCAAGCGCCTCTTGATAGGCTGTATCAGTGCCAAGCCCGTAGTGCTTGGCAAGATCGGCGTTGAGATAATCAATAACAGGCGAAGATACATTACCGGCAGAGCCGCCGCCGTTAGACGGCTGAACATTCGGCGTTTTCTGCGAATCCGCAGAGCTGCCAAAAACAAGTTCAAGAAATCCAGGTGACTTCTGAGCATTCATCTGAGCAGCGCCACCAGGGGAAAAAGGCGCTGTGACGGCAGACCCAATAGAAGAACCGACAGCAGAAGCAGAAGAAGGAACGAACATAGGGGTAAAAATTCCGGAAATGTCATTTGCAACAGACAAAGGGATCACCTCCATCAGAGATAAAATTAAAGTGCAATAAATGAAAAAAAAAATAGAAAAGCACATTTAAAAAAACCGATCGGCGCTATTTTCCGCAAATGCGGCGCGCCGATCGGCGTGGCCGGAGAAATCACATCCGGCCAAGGTGAGCCGGAATAGAATACATAGGCATCGGTCGAGTGTGCCGAACGTCAAAAGCAAAATCACCGAAAATTTGATTAGAAACAGAGGAAGAAACGGTAAGAACGCGATCAACGTTTGCAGAGTCCTCTCTGATCCAAGAATCAGAAAGAACAGGGGGAGAAGCATAATTGTCCGCAAGAGTCCAAGTGAACAAAGAATTGTTCACATTCGGCCGAAGCTCGCCAGAGACGCGCGACGGCTTATAACGGTAATCAGACCATGCTTCCTGGTACGCGAAAACATCGCCAACAGGATTTTCATCCGAAAAAAAGATTTCATCACGATAAACGGGCTGCTCTCCAATCGAGCTAAAAACGGGAAGAAAGAAATCAAAAACAGAATCACGCATCCAGAAACGTTCGAGGCCTTGGGCGTAGGTGTGACGATAGCGAACAACACCAAGACAGAAAAGAAAACCGTGCTCAGAAAAAGACTTCCGAACGTCGAAATGAACATCAGCGGTAACAGAGTTAGCACCAAGATCACCAAGAAAATCTTTGTCCGTCTGGGCAGTGTTCGCAACTGCCGAAACATTCAAACGAATACGATTGCCTCCGAGATACTCGGGAATCTGCAAGCGGGCATCCGGGGAAATAACGCCAAAATGATTCCGGAGAATTTCCGTATAACGAGAACCGCCGCGTGCGTTTCGCTCTAAATACTCCTGAGCGGCGAAAGCGTAACGAAGATCATTAACAGTGAAATTGGAAGCCGTAGAGCCGGGAACAGTAACTTCAAGGTTAGCCGGGAACATATAGGGCTTGTCAACAGTAAGTTCACTAGAACCAGCATTATAGCCCATCGGATAAGAACCAGAAGAACCGGTAAAAGTAGTATAACCGGGCTGTTTCAACGAACCAAAATTAGACCAAGAACCATCTGACTTATAAAACTTGGTAAAATAACGCAAGGGAATAGAACCATCTTTAAATTCCTGGTCATTGCCAGTAGTCACGGGGAAAGTACCGCCTGAGTAAGTTGGAATGGGAATATTGACTGCCTGGCCTTTCTGAGGGGAAGGAAGAGCGGAAGTGAAATAATCATGCAGCTTAGCAGCCTTGAAAGGCTTACCGCCAAGAGGAACATCAACGAGATAATTAGAACCGTTCGAGCCAGTGAGGGAAGAATCGCCGACATACACATTAAGAGGATCAGTCAAATTCTCATCGCGGAAAAACGTGTTACAGATCAACGAATAGCCACGGAACGGAAGCGCAGAAGGCGCTTTCTTCGGGTCGGTCACAGAGACACCGACAGGAATTCCGAGGTAATCGGCAATCGTACCGGTCTGCCAACCGCCTTCCGGCGGGATGAGCTTAGGAACAGAATAAGTTGTCGTAGGCGCCCAGGCGCTTTGGGTGTTCTCACCTTGGAACTGCTGCCAATGCTCCCAGGTTAGACGATTGGGAACAAAGAACCAATACGTATCCATAAAAAGATCATCAAAAATCGGAGAATGGAGAGTCTGTAAACGGACAAGTTTGCTCATGATAATCTCCACGGAATCGCCAGGCAGAATTTCGTCGACATAAAGGGGAACAACATCACCGACATTAAAAGACGTTGTGTGACGGCTGGGACGCTTGAAAATAGAACGCTGAATGTTAGCGGACGGAAGAATCGAAAAATGCGAAGAATCATTCCGTGACATTATTCATTAACCTCCTTATTGGATTCAAGAAGCTCTTTGATAAGATCGAAGAGAGACGGAAGAATTGCCAGAAGAAACTTTTTGAGAAAATCCAAAATCAAGAATCACCTCCTTCAGGAGAAGAGCCGGCAACGGGAGAGCCGGCAACAGGAGAACCGGCAGCGGAAGAGCCGGCAGCGGCAGAGCCAGGAACAGGCGCACCGGCAGCAACCCAATCTTTGAGAGAATTGAACTTCGAACGCAGCTCATGGGGAAGAAGATCAAAAGCACGCGAAGCCTCAATACCGACATCAAGAAACTCACGGAGATTGCCAGGAATTTCGGAGCCATCACCGAAAACAGCAGGAGCACGACAAAGCGCGGAAAAATCACCGTTTTCAATCTTATTGAGAATCAAAGAAAGATCACACTCGTCAGCGTGCGAATTAATCTCATCCTTAATGTTAACCTTCGCAAGCGGAAGAAGTTCAAAAGAGCCATTAGGAAGAAGATGAGGAGAAAAAACGGTATGCTCAGGATCACCGCAAGCGGTGAAAGGGGCAGACGGCATAAGAGCCGCAAAAGGATTTCTCATTAGCAAACAACCTCCGGCGGAATAACCGCCGTAACAGTGCCAGAATCCATATCCATATCGGCAATGTGATAAAGAGAAAGATCAGAAACCGAAAGGGCAGGATCTGTATTGGTTTTGAGGAAAAACTGCCAATCACGCACAGCCTGCTCGACGGATGGGCAGGTCATAGGCTCGGCAAAACCAGTGCGAGCGTCACGGACAGCAAAAACAGGACGAATAAACATGAAAAAATCCTCCTTAATGAACAAAAATAAAAAGATCAACGCAAGAAACACGGAAAGAAACGACACGCAAGGAAACTAAATCATCAAAAGAACCATGAA